TATCTGACTTGGCTGCAATTCGAATCTGGTCGGCAATGTAAACACCTGTGGAGGCTTGTTTGTCGAAATCAACATCGAGATCGATAGCCCTGACGAACCCTGTAACAGGGTCAGGGTTATGATCGCTCTTTCGGGTTGCATGCCGTAAGTCTCCGATGGTGCCGTCAGAGTCACGCTTTCTGTCAGGATAAGCATCGTCTGCCTGCTCTCTTAACTGAACAACCGACTTAGATAATTTTGGTTTCATCCAAGCAACGTTGCCATGTCTTCAGTGGTCAAACCTAGTTTGTCCAAAACTGCCTGACGTGCAGCAATTTTTTTAATTGACCAATCTTCTGCAAGATGCTTTTCATAAACTGTTTTTGTCTTGGTTTCGTCTTTTACATTGACGTGCAAAATCAAAAAACCATCTTCCAATTCTGGCAAATTTTTAAGATCAATACCAACTGCTTGCAATTCTTCTTTTAATTGCTCGCCGTTAATTTCTTTATTGAGTGTTATTTTCATTTTATGCTCCAATGTAATACATGCCGAAACGAGAAACTACGCCGTCACCAATGTAATCTAAAGCACCGCCAGATGTTTGGTAGGCTCTTATGCGTACATAATCACCAACGGCTAAATAAATGGCAACACCAAAACTGTGGTAAATGTCGCCTTGATTTGTTGGGTTGCCTGACCCACCCGCATAATAATTTGCATCTGAACCTGAAACGTTTGCCGTGATGTAACTTGAACGGCTACCCACGGTACTTGCATCATCAAAAACAGAAGTGCAATAAACCCAATAATAACCCGCTTTTCCAGATGGTACGGTCAATCGTGAAGGATTGGTTGCGTTGTCATGAAATGCATCTGTGTCGTATTTTTCCGTTGTAAAATCTATTGTAGTAACTGTGCCGTTGGCTACTGAAACGTTTGTTGAGCGAGTAACCAAGACACCGCTTGTTGTTGGCGCACTTACGGCTGCCCATTTTAATCCAGTTGCCGTTGATGAGTCGGCTGTGAGAACGGTGTTATTTGCACCAACGCCGATTCGGGCGTCAACTGTTGTGAATGTAAATAGGTCACCTTTCGTCGTTAGCGGCGTGACGTCTGCAGTTGTTGTCCATGCTGGCACGCCACCTGAAACCGCTAAAACCTGCCCAGCCGTGCCGATTGGCAAACGTGTTTTGGTGTTTGCCGTGGCCGAAGAATAGGCAATATCTCCCAATGTTGTTTCGGGGTTCAATGCTTTAGTTGTTGTATCTATAGAAGACCCCAGCGTACGGATGGCAGCTGCGCCATCTTTAACCAATGCCGTGTCGTCCGGAGTGCTCCAGGAATAGTTTGTTGTCGTTGCCATATTTCTCCTTATATCAGGCTACTATTGTAGCGTCAATCCATTCCAATCCAGGGTTAAGCGTGTTCCAACGTTCATTAACAGGCACAGCGTTCCAGCGCATAGCCTGGAGGCTATAAGCAGTTGGTGAGACGGTTAAAGTCAAGTAGAGCGAGTTATACCCAGCTGTAAAAGTCCAACCCTCAACAAATCCCTGAAACTCTCCATTGGTGATATTTGCTGGCAACTGGGTAATGTTAAGAGGTAAGCCCATAAACACGTTGAGCAATGAATCTCTGTCTGTGTCATCAATTTCAGGGTTAGATATTGGGAAAGTAATTGATCTAAATTGTGCCTGAGGATAGGCTCTAAGGGTTAAATAGAATTGAGCCTGAGACAAAGCGTCAGCTGCATGTTCTAAAGATGTAGTTATGTTGTAAGCCTGCTGTCCATAAATGGCGATGGATGCAGCATCTGATGCAGATTGTTTTGCGCCGTTTTTATATGTAATCGTAACGTTATTGCGAACGTCGCCTGATCGTTTTTCCGTTTTGACACCTCGAGCCAAAGCATGATGACCAGTTAGATCTACATAACCATTTGCCGAAAGGTAAGAGGTGCGTCTAGTGCTATCGGCGTATCCGATGCGACCTTCCGCATCCTCATAAAGATAGCCAAGCCCAGAATTAGCCAAAGCGGTCACTAGGCTATAAACATCAGTGATATCAGATGATCGAGCCGTGAGTTCATAGTCGCCCGGTTGGTCAATATCACCTAAACCTGAGTTTTCAGCATCTGCCCAAATTGTTGTTGCATCATAAGTTGCCCACGTTAAAGCTGCTGGTACTTCGTTCCATGTATTAAACAATACTTCGCTCAGAATTGTGTAAATCTGATCTCCGTCAAAATCCTTGCTCAAAACACCCTCTGTGAGCGCCTTAGGCAGTTTTGAAAGAGCACCCATTGCCGTTACCTGGATAGACTCTGAAATAGCCGTAGATGAGGCTTGAGTGACCTCTACGTCTATGTCTGTAATAAAGCCACCAAAGAGATTGACAAAAGTACCGGTTGAGTCTTTGACCCTGATTGTTATCTGGTCATTGATATCCATGACGATAGGAGATTGATCTAGGTTAATGATATTAACGCTGCAGTAACCTGCAAAGGGTTGGGAATAAATATCGGTACGCCCGGAAGTAATCGTCAAATTAGCAAGGGTCAGGTTGGTGTAATCACCGCCACCATTGATGGTTACTTGCCATTCAGGAGTCCATTGGCTCATTAATACACCAAGGCATTAGAGCCTGATCCACCGCGAGCCGTGGCACGGTTGAGAATATCTACAATCTGACGGGCAGTTCCCTCAGCATCTATTGCTCCGTTTACCGTAATATTGATTGAGCCACCGCCACCGCCTAAGCGATTGTTTGGGATAATGTTTCCGCTAGATCCTGGAGTAAAGAGTTCTGGACCCTTTTCGCCTACTAGGTAAGTTGTACCACCGGCTACCGGACCACCTGCAGCTTTACCGCCACCAAAGATTTTTTCAACTGCTCCTGAGATTCCTTTGACCAAAGGATTGTTTTTAACAAGATTAACAAAATCCTTTAATCCATTGTAAGCATTACCAATCAATTCGGCTACGCTAGCAAATGCAGTTATCAAAGGTTTTATACCTGCAGCCAGTACGCTAAATGTCGTTTTCAATGTTTCACCAAATAATGGAACTAGGAACTTTTTAACAAAACTTACAATGTCCTCAAAGATCGGCAATAGGGCAGCAAATTCGTCTTTGTTTTCTGTAAGTGAATTTTTAATTATTCTAAAGACTTTACCTAATCCTTCAAAGATTGGGGTTGCTATATCTTTGACGGTTGTGAAAAATGTCTTAAATACAGGTGCAACATCATCTTTGATTGTTGTGGCAATATCGTCAAAAGCCGGTATAACGTTTTCAACAAAACTCTCAACAAGAGGAGTTATTGCAGTAAGGATGTATCCGCCAACGGTTTCCTTGCCTTCGTCAAATGCCACATTAAGCCGGGCTAACTTACCTTCAAAGGTTTCAGCCTGGACTGTTGCCTGACCTGCAAATGTTTCTGAAAGAGCTGCGGTTGCTGCATCGAAATCCTTGGACTTAATTATGTCCTCATCGATGCTGACGCCTAAACGCTTTAAAGCTCCTAGGTTGCCGTCATAGGCTTTACCTAGCGCCTCAGATACTGCGCCTAAATCCTTGCCAGTACCTGCAGCGATATCGAGTGCTAAATTCTGTAACTTTTGTGCTTCCTCAACATCCTTGGTTGATCGCAGCAAACGATCAAGGCTTGGACGGAGTTTTTCATCTGTAACACCAAATGCTAGAGAGGTTTGGGTAATGTACTTTTCAGTTGCAGCAATCTGAGTATCAGTTGCAGATGTAACATTTTTTAAAGTGGTTGCTAACTTGGCTTGAGCTGCTTCATCCTCAATTGCGGACTTAACGCCATCGATTGCTAACTTGCCGGCATATGCAGCAGCTGCAACGCCAGCAGCAAGAAACGCGGCACCTGCAATCTTGCCAAACCCTTCAATCTTATCGCCAAAGGTTTGAACATCTTTAGAGCCGTCATCTAGGCTTTTCTTTAAGTTATCAACATCTGCAAGGATGGAAAGTTTGAGAGTTCTATTACCTGCCATTAGTCCCACTCCTTCAAGATGCGATCAAATGCTTCTTCCCATTGCTTAATAAGATCCGGCTGGATCGCTCGCAATGTAGAGTAAATAAAGTAACCGGAGTTACCGTTGCCTTTCTTTGGTGTACGGGTTGGAAATTGCGTAAAGCGATTGGAACCAAATTCCATACCGTAAAGCAGATCCAAAGTTGTACCGCCACCTGAAAACTTTTGACGAGCAAAGCCATAAGAAAACTCACCGACTTTACTGGACTTGCTTATCGAAACTCCATCAGCAATACGCTGAGCAGCAATACCTGAAACCGTACGAGTCGCTGCTGTTTTCTTAATCTGTTGAGAAGCATATTCAGCAAGAGCAGATGATTCCTTTTTAGCAGCTTCAACAGCTGCTTCATCCATTGCCTTAAAGGCTTTGATGATTCCACGCAATTCTTGTTTGTCATAACTGATTGGATCAGTTGCCATTGCGCTCCTCCAGAATCTCTATTGCAGTAAGGATATCCTCAGCGGATGTCCATTCGCTCATAGGAATGTGAGTCGCTATCGCCAACTCGACTATGAGTCGGCTGATACTCCCTCGTCGATGACTTTTGGGTTATCAACCCCGACCTCGACATCAACAATACTTTCCATCCAAATCTCGAAAGACTTGGTTGGCTTGCCACCGGCTTCTCTTTTGTATGCACTGTGTGCCACATAAAGAATGTCATGCATCCCGGTAAACTCACCAATGGATTTCTTAGTTGCCAATTCCCATTTTACGAAATCAGGCGGATAGGCTACAAATGTAGCCTGATCCCCCGACGCGTATGTAATTGTTATTGCTTTTTTCATCTGTGCTCCCGTTGTTAGATTTTAGCTGAATGTTTCGGTTGGTGTTCCGATAACTGTCATTGTCCATGTGTCAGTTTGTGCGCTTGGTGCTGCTCCGCCAACTGATGGAAACACTGGCAAAACGGTTCCTGCAAATACTGCTCCAGTAGCTGCGGTAAGTGAATAAGCAATTGCTGTATTTGGTGCACTTTCGCAAGCTGCCCACATTGATTCAAATAGTGATGATGTTGCGCCCCAGTCAGCCAATAACTCAACTGATAGTTCCCATTGATCATCTACGTGCTTGTAAGCCTTGCCATCGAGTGTCTGATAGACATCGATTGTTGGTGTGTTTACGAGTGTGACGCTAGTTGCTTGTCCATCG